TCCTTGATGGTTAATTGATGTATTGGGTGCAGCCTCTGCACCCCGTTCTGTTCCAGGCTGCACCCCGTTCTGTTGTGAGTTGCACCCCGTTGCGTCATCTGCACCCCGTTTTGTTCGGGGTGCAGGATTTGCACCCCGCAATAGTTGAAGGTCGTAAACGACTGGGCGACGGTCATGGCGATCGATGTGCACGGCGGCGATAGCCTGATTGCCCTTCTGGATCAACCCGGACGACTCCAGTACATCCAGCTTGTAACGGACAGTGCGCTCGGAAAGGCCGGTGTCTTGAGCTAGGGTTGATGCCGAAGGGAAGGCGCCAGCACCGTTCGAGCCGGCGTAGTTGGCCAGGCACAACAGCACATGACGCGCGCTCGAATCTTTGAGGGATTGGGTGGGCAGAGAGAGCGCCCATGACATTGCTTGGACGCTCACAGCGCAGTTCCTTGAAGTTGTTCAGCCAGCGTGACGATTCCCGAACGGGTCACCATCACTTGTTCGACGACCTTGATGTCTTGCCCTTCTCCACCGCCCACCTTGACCAGCTTGTGCTTGAGCACTCCGGAGGTAAGCCGCGGCTGATACGCAACCCAGCTCGAGTGAGCGGTGCGGCGATGTATCCAGCGGTTCTGATTTAACCAGGCAAACAACTTGGTCGGACGAACACCGAGAATCTGGGCAGCAGTGGTGACGCACACATCGCCGTGGGACTTGGCCAAACGATGAAGCGCTTCGACTTTCGGGGCTTGCTTGTCGATGACATGCTGAAGCTGGAGACTCTGTTCGGCTTGAAAGGCGGCGAGGCGAAGCGCCGAGGGAAGATCTTGCGGAATCGTGACAACCTGCCGTGACACGTTTTCGAGTTCAGCCAAACGTGTCACGACACGATGGCGAAGCGGGATGCTGTAGCCGGTCAGCAGGGTTTCAGTCAGGATGCGATCAAGGTGAAATTCGGCGGTGTACCCCCGCCCATCCTTGACCTCCTGGAGATGGCGCAAATCTGCGCCATCGTCTACCAGTGCCTTGCGCATCACACGGATGTCACGAATGACGTCCTTGTGCTGCTTGCCGGTGAGCTCAGCAATCTCCCGGCTCGACATGGTGACCGTATTGCTTGGAGCGACGATCGTGTTCATAATGGCCCCTCAAGTGTTTGTGTTGTGAAGAAGCCGGTCTAGCCACCGGCTTTTTTGTGCCTGTAATTTGAGTACTGGATGAATCAACAGCCATTCCAGTGCACTACCCCAACTCCCTGCTAAATCCGATACTTGTTTCATCAGCTCGACCAGGGACGAACCCATGACCTTCTTTTCTTCTTGGCCCCTTATTAGGTGCCAGCCCCGCTTGGCCCAATCGTTGCTGCGCTGGCCCCTAATAAGGGGCCGGACCGTTACCTCACGGGGAAAATCGAAACCACGTTTTCTGCCTGTGCCACTTGTGCGCAGTGAGCCGAGAGACGGTTTCGCAAGGTGGCTTTATCTGATGCGAGGCGAGCAGCACTGCGCCGCTCGACCGCACGCTCTGTCATCTGCAGGATTCGATCAGCCAGCTGATCCATGCCGATACCGACCTCGTCAGCCCAGCGCTCAAGCTCGTCCTTCTCGTCCTGCGTGTACTGCCCTACTTCGGGTATTGCAGGCATTGGCGCCTCCTCCATGGCCTAATCAGGCGCTGAGTTTCTTGTCGTTAACCTGGGAAATCGTGTCCTGCTCTCGCCTGGCTTTCAGGGCCGCACGTATGAGGTCGCGAACTAGCGCACCAGGCTGAATTTTCAGCTCGCGGGCCAATTCACCCAGCGCTGGAAAGCCATCCAGCTCGTCCGACTCGCCGTCATCGACCAACGGGAAGTACCCGTAATCCTCCTTGAACCGAAGAGCCGCCAACGTGAGATCGCGAACCAAGGCACCCGGCTGAATCTCACGTGCTAACGCTTCCACCTCGAGAGCGGCGTAAGCGGCGTCATTGAGGCGCGACTTCAGCTGGTGGGTGTTGCGATGCGTCTTGTTTTTGTAGGCCATTGGTTCACTTCCGGAGTCGGTGTGACAGGGCTGGGTTAGGCGGCTGATTTCTTTGGGGTGGTCTGCGCCGGGAAGGACTTGAGTTCGTGCGCTTCAAAAGTCCCGTCCTGATTGCAGGTGACGGAAATATTTCGCTCGGCCGCGATGGCCTTGCTGATTGCGGCAGGGCTGACCCCAAGAGCCTTGGCCGCAAAGGCCTGCCCTTTCGTAGCAACCAACTCTGTAAGTGGGATCTGCTTCATTCTGGAAATCTCGAATGGCTGTTTTCGAGATCAATATTAACCGCCGGTTAGCTTTCTAGCAATACCGCCGGTTGACGCAAATAAATTAACCAACGGTTAAATTTCACGGATGAGTAAAAAGAAAGAACTTTCCCCAGAGTTAAAAGCTGAGTGCGACGCCGCAAAGGCGCTTTTCGTATCGAAAAAGAACGCCCTCGGTCTCACTCAAGCAAGCCTTGCAGAAGCAGCTGATATCTCTGCTGCCGCTGTCGCGATGTACCTGAACGGCACCAATCCGCTGAATGTGAAGTTTGCAGCCGTGTTGTCGCGCCTACTTGACGTGCCTATTGAGAGATTCAGCAAGAGGCTGGCGACTGAAATCAGCGGGCTTACAAGCGCTGCGGAGCAAATGAGCGCTTCATCAGTGAGCACGTCTGCTGCAGACATGGTTCGTCAAATGCTTGCGAGGCAGGGGAAGGGGCTTTCAGCTGAAGCTCGAAGCCGTCTTCTCGCTGCCGCCGAGGAGCCAAGCAACGTGATAACCGCAGACTTCTCCCGCCCCGGCCAGGTCGGAGACGAGGTGTGGATCGCTCACTACGACATCCGAGCTGCGATGGGTGGCGGGCAGATCGCTGCCGATTACCCAGAGATGTTTCAGGACGTCCGGGTAAGCCCAAAGCATCTGCGCGAGCTGGGCGTGGACTTTGAAGAGCACTTCCATTTGAAGATGGTCACCGGCTGGGGCCAGTCGATGGAACCGACGATTAAACACCGCGATCCGCTGATCGTCGACGTGCACATTCGCGAGTTCGTCGGTGACGGAATCTATCTATTTTCGTGGGACGACCATATCTATATCAAGCGCCTGCAGGTTGCCGATGAAGATCACTTTGAGATGATCTCCGACAACACCCGGCACAAAGATCGGATGATTCGCCGAGATATGACCTTTATTCAGGCTCGCGTGCTGCTGGTGTGGAATGCGCAGCTGGTATAAGCCATCCGCCAGCTGTTAGACATAACTGCAACAAGCCGAACAAAAGTAAATTCTATGGTAAGGGATGAAGATGTCTGAGTTCGTGCTGCTGGTCGAGCATTCCGTCAAATACACAAATAAGCAGCCGCTAGCGGTGCAGGACGTAATAGACTCGTTATCTGCCCTAGAAAAGGTTTCTGTTTACTTTCTTCCGGAGGCCCTGTCTCAGCTTACCGGTGCCGGCATTATGTCTGCCGACCTGTTGATCGAGGGTTTTCAGCAGGGATCCTTTATTGAGGACACGCTGATAAGGCTGGTCTTCAAGAACAAGGAAGAAATGGACAAGTTTTTAGACAGGGTGCGGGAGGGCGGAAAAAATGTTTATAGAAATCTTCCTGGCAATGGGAGCCCTGTCTTGAAGGGTGCGGTGGCGGTAACTTGCGTTGTGGGCGCTCTCGTGGCTGCAGGCGCAGCATGGGCAATTATCAACAAAGCTCCTCCGTCCCCCTCCCCTGTGAGCCTGAATATCACTGACAGCACATTTGTGGTGATCGGCGCAGAGTCGTATTCAATTTCACCTGAGAAATTTGCTGAGGTCATCGAGAAAGTCGGATCGACCGACAAGAAAAAGCTCGCTCAGGCTGCGGTGAAGATCATCGCACCAGCCAAGAAAGAGGAAGGTGCGACCGTCGTAATGAGTCAAGACGACACGTTGTCAATTCCGGTGCAAACGGTGAAGGATGTACCAGACAAAGTGGAATTTGAGCCTTTTGAAATTGATGAGCCGCATCCGGATGCGGATGTAGAGATTAGAGCCACAGACCTTGACTCGTCCAGCAAGGGGTGGGCGGCGATCATTCGAGGATTAGTCGACCGGCGTGTGAAGCTGGTTTTGGAGGACGGTGTTGATCCCCAAAGCCTGGCCGGGAAATTCAAAGTTCGCGCAGATGTAGTCGTCAAATTCCGAATGTCTGCGAAGACCAGCAAAATGGAGCCGGTATCGATCACCGTCCAGAAAATAATCGAAAGCTAAACATTCTTTAAAGCGGGCTGCCTTCCTTAGCTTGCGCCCATGAAAGCCCGCTCAAAGCGGGCTTTTTTGTGCCCATCAGAAAGGCGCCGGCTCCTCGACTGGCTCCATCACCTCTACCGGCCGATCTTCCTCGGAGCTCGCCTCCCACTTCAGCGTCACCGACTCATCGTCGTTGAACGTCATGTCTATGCCGTCTGTTTCGGATAACAAGCCCATCACCTCCTCCCACTCCCGATCACCGTCCGTGTCCAGGCGGTGGATCGTCACCCAGCGCTGAACCTGCGCCACAGGGTGATTAATCATCGACGAGACGCGCAGGCCAAGCCTCTCAATTCCGCTGATTTCCTGTCGCTCTACTGGTTTTGCTTGCTTCTTCGCCTTTGCCATTCCCGCCTCCAAATACTGTATATACATCCAGTTTCAGCGAAAGCATACGCCATCGTTACGAAAAATAAATTAACCGGCGGTATTGACTAGATATAAACCGCCGGTTAACTTAACTCCATCGCAACCGGCACCCAATCAGGGACCAGCTGCGAAGGGTCAAGAAACCCGCTGCTCTTTAACAGCTAGCGCAACAAACAACAGACCGCATTGCCTCTACCGGCGACCGGCGAGCAGACAGGCCCGAAAGCCTGCCAACGATGGGGAACACCCTGTACGGCTGCTCGATGGTGAAACGCCAAAACCGTGTGAATGACCCGGCAAGCAATGCGCCCCGCCCCTCCGGCGGCAATAGGACGGAAAGTTTCACTGATGCACCTGGTTGACCGGGTGCATTGGGAAAACAACCGAGAGGTAAACAGTATGGAATCGACAATCAAAAGCGGCACATGGATCGGCCATCTCGGCCGAGGCCTAGCGCGACGAGAACTCCAGTTTTTGCTGTCAGTTGCCCAAGGCCTGACCGCCAAACAGATCGCCAGGGCGTTCGATGTTGAGCCTGGGACGGTGGTCAAGCGGATATCCAATGCCATGTTCAAGCTGGGTGTTCACCGTCAGACCGCGCTGGTCGCCGAGGCGATGCGCCGAGAAATAATCGTTGGACTGGCTGACTGCCCGAATCCTCAAGGCCCAGCTGGGGAATCTACTGATGGTGTTTT